AAGCCAAGTGGATTCGGGCGTGTTTCTTTTACGCCGGGATTCTTGGCCATATTCGCACGATGAACTTCATCCCAAGCTCGTTGAGCATCGACTCCAAAAGAATCAAGAGTACCAATTGCCACAACGCATAGATCAATAAGACCATCAACAATTTCTTGTGGATCTTTATTTTCCATAGCTGTACGTGTTTCGTTTAATTCTTCTTCAAGAAACTTAAGACGAAATTCAAGGAACTTTGACAACTTTTCTTTGTTATCAATGTTTTCCATAACCCAGTTGTGGACACCAAACTTGTAGTGCATGTCCCAAATATCTTCGTGCCATTTTTTATTCATAGTATATTATACTCCATTTTGCTGTAAAAGTAAACAATTTTATGCGAAAAATTCATCTAAACTTGCGACTGGTTCTGGTGTCCAGCCGATCGCGTCAAGAATTAGTTTGAGTGGTTCCACAAACGTTTTATCAAACTGTAGATCATAATCTATATAGTGGTCGAGTTTCAGTTCAGGTGGAAGTACTTCTGGAAATGCCATCACATTCTCGTGGATTGGATTTGGCATCTTCATATAACAGAATTTGATTCGATTCGCATTTTGAATTAATTCGTATTTCTTAGTCAGTTTATTATCTTTGACTAGTTTGTTGTAGAGGAGTGAACCGCGAACATGAATAGGCGATCCCTTCTTGTAAATAGACTTCCGATCCGACCAGTCAGTGATATTCGAGACCGACCGAGGGAACGCGACTTTTTCTGCTGGTAAAGACTTGAAAGATGACTTGAAGTTTGTGATATAAGCCTGAGCATCTTCTTCAGTACCAGATATGAGAATCTTGAAGATCTCTTTGAACTTATCACGACAAACTTCTGGAGTTGAGCTTTTGATAGCTTCAATACCCATGATCTTGAGTTTTGGTTCAGCGTATTGTACACCTTCACTATTATGTACATTCAGAATATACCGCTTCTTTGCAGTCCAGATTCCACGATCAGCAATTACTTCACGACCCATTTCCATACGTGGTTTGTAACAACTCATATTATGAAAGAGTTTTTCATAGCATTTACCGATTTCAGGTTCAAACTTTGTCTTACAAACCATGTCAAGGAATTTAACTGGATTTGATGGTTTGAACTTTTCAACCATTGGGCCAAAGTTAACATAAAGCGAATCAGTATCAATAGCGATAACGTAATCAACATCACTTGTCTCAAGTATTTCATTCATATACTTATTGACATTGCGTTCAGCCCATTGAATAGCCAATTGACCGGTAAGAGTAACGCCCTCGGCAAGTCGGAGGTCGAAGTATTTGAAGTATTGATTGCCGAGAGCGCCATAAAGAGAATTCATCAGAATCTTAATAGCCATTTGCGAGTTATTAAGCTTATTGATTTCTTTCTCAAGTTGAATTGTTTTTTCTTGTTGATATTGAGATTCAGCAGCAAGCATCATCTTCTTAATAGACTTACGATCATCATAGTAATCAACAATAATCGAGGGAATCACACCATCGATATTCTTACGATAGGTAGAACCATTTGCAGCGAGAGCGCCTTCACCCTTGTACGGATCTGAAGTCATGTAATATTCAACACCAGATATTTCAGCTTGATTGATAAGAGTCTCAGGACTCATATTCCACTGAACAATAATGTTAGGATAAAGAGAATTCAAATCGAAAGATACTACCCAATCATGAGCGCCGACGTGTGGTTCTTTTACGTAACCACCAGCAAACTTAGACTTACCAAAATCTGGAGTCCATACCGGTGGTACACGTTTTTCTGAATTCAGTTTACGATAGATGATCGATTCCCAAATATTCGTAACACCAAATGTATCAGAGTAGTTCACACCACCTTTATACGCCATAGTCATAGCCAAAGTAATCAAACCCATCTTATCTTCGATGCGTTCAACCAACTCGACGTCTTTCATGTTATAGTCAATATATCGTTGATAGTCTTGTTTGTACAGATTTTTAAGAGAACCAGCTTCTTCGTATGAAAGTTTCTTTTCACCAAGAACAACATAAGCAATATGGTTCAAAGCATACGATTCTTGAGCACCATAGGAATATCCAAACTTTTGGAATAGTTCCATATAGTCAAGCTGTTCAATACCTTTAATATCATAAGCTACTTCTGTACGACCACGACGATTTACTTCTCGATGGTCAACCATTCTCCAAGGAGAGAATGCTTTACAAGCGTCAATACTGAGAATTTTAGCAGTACGATTAATAAGATATGGAACATCAAAGAAACGAATATTCCAACCAGTAATCACGTCCGGAGTCTTATCAGGGTCGGACCAGAAGTCGAGAAATTTAGTGAGGAGACTCGCTTCGTCTCGACACCGATAGTAGCGCACAGGTTGAATGAGAGCATTCTCATAATCAAAGTCGCCATAACCCCAGACGTGATATAGTTTTGACTTACTAGACTTGTAAGTAATCGAAAGAATTCTTTGTGATGCTTCAGCTGGATGTGGGAATCCATCATCATATTCTGTTTCAATATCGAAAGTACCAACATCAATACACTCACGCTTAAATTCAATATCGCGTGGAAAACGTTGAGTGACATATTGTTGAAGATACTTTGCGTTGCCATAGATCTTACGACCAGCAACGTCTTTATTAGTTTCTAACCATTGCTTAGCATCGCGCATACTATCCATTTGAATAGGCGCAATACGCTTACCGTCTAGTGATGTCCATTCACTAGGAGTTTTTGTTTCTGTAAAGAATACTGGTTTAAATTCTGTATCGCGCTTATAGATACGCTTACCATGTTGGTTATAACCACGGTAAAGAATAGTATTGCCATAACGGCAGATATTAGTATAAAACGACATATTACCTCCAAATACATGAACTATTATACACTATTTGGGAGGGGTTGTAAACAAAATAATGAGCTAGACAGCAAATGATTCGCCACAACCACAAGAGGCTGTAGCGTTTGGATTTATTACTTTAAGGTAGGATCCACCTAGTTCAGACACATAATCGATTGTACATCCAATGACAAACATCTCTGCCATATCATCAATTACAAGATTATCTACTGTGGGTTCTTCATCGGTAACATCCCACACATAAGTAAAGCCAGAACAACCTCCACCTTTTACGCTCAAGTAAACGTTAGGTTGTCCGACTTTAGCTAAGTATTCTTTTGCCGATTCAGTTATTTTAAGCAAGCGCTCTCATCCGTTGTACTAATCGGTCAGCTCGATTGGTAACTTGTTTATACCAACGAGAGTCTACCATCTGATCTGCAGCTTCATTCCAATCACGAGCATCCACACCAGCTTTCATTCCTTTGAATTTAGAAAGACGTGGACGACCCATATTAAACATCATGTTTGCGATAATTAGTTGGACTTCTTCTGGGAGTTCCTCGAAATCAGGATAGAGTTTTTCACATTCTGCAAGGACGACCTCAACATCTTTATCGAAGCATTCATTGACTCTGTCTTCTGAGACAGGAGTTCCAACTTCTTGGCCATGTTCCGGATCAGTATCCAATACCAAATGCCCGATGCCAAAAGTAGGAAGACCAAGGTGATCAAGATAAATTTCATATTTAACTCCTTCGTCTGCTGCGATTTCTTCTCTAAGTTGTTCTAAGTTCATGTGAATCTCCCACAAGTAAATGCTATTGATAATCTCCTACGAATTTCATCCATTTGAAATTTTTCGGTAAATGGTCTAGTTTTATGAAATTTTGTAGTGTCCCAGCTGTACATTGTGCCGGGAGTATCAAATGTAAGAATTTGTTCTAAGCTTAATCCATATCCAGCTTCGATTGGCCAAACACTTTCATCAATACAATTTTCCATAATATAATCATGATCGTCTTGATCAAATTCTTTATGAGTAAACTTTGCTATTTCAGTGCCATAGCGTTCTATGCTATCGCCTTTAGCAAATTTTAGTTTTGGTTTTTGTTTTTTAAGAACTGGAAATTCATCGATATGTTTTGAAAAATCGACATACATTGAGTATGGAAAACTTTGATCGAAAATACAAGTACCATCATGGCTATCATGGACATCTAAATTAATCAATCCTTGTCGAGTATATTGAATGTTATCTTCGTGATGCCAATCTTCGTATTTTAAATCGTCCCAATTGTCTGGTCTAGGATCTCTTTTACGTTTCACATCTCGACCATCACAATGTAATTCAAAATTATAAGGGATGTCATAAAGAGCACACCAATATAATTCACCATGATCTGAAACAACTTCTGAAATTTTTGAATTAAGTAAGTCAAAAAGATGATTGTGAAAATCTTCTACATTTAATTGGGGTTTTATGTCTTGCAAAAATTGTAGAAACTCTGGTTTCTTATCTGGCATAATCCAGTCATCATCTATTTTATATTCGGTATGAACTTTATCCCATTCAAACTTTGGAGATCGATCTAGATCTAAATCATCAAGGAACCAAAATCCAGATGTTTGAAATTGTACTAAGTGAACATGTTTGTCTGTTTTAACATATTCTTCTTTCAAAAGTTTATTATATAAAGCATGTGCAGAAACTATTTCGTCTACTTCTGATTTTGACAGAAAATCATCTAAATGTATTGTTTCAAGCATAATATCTCCATAAAGACAAAAATTATAAAAGGGCAATTGCTCGCCCCTTTATTTATTAGTTTAAAAACTTAGATTCTTCTTCGGTATACGGCCACATTAGAATAAGTTTGCCTTTCCACGTTGAAGTGCTTGTAATCTATA